TCAAAAATAGTAAAATCAGGTCTGGTAATTCTTTCAGAAATAAAATTCTCATTTTTAAATCTATATTGAACCATGTATTCAGTAACACCAGAAACAGGCTGCCATTGAATAAACAGTTTAGAAACAGCACGATTGTTTAAAACAACAATTTGTTCAGAACCCTGCAAGTTACTGGGTGGTGGTTTTAAGGCCGTTAAACTTGTAATACTTCTTGTTGCTAAAGCTTCCCCATCTTCAACGTTTGCATATTTTGTAGGATTATGAGCAACAGCAGTAACCTGATAATTAAGCTGACCTACTTCAGTTACGCTGATAACCCTAAAAATTTGTAATTGTATTGCAGTGCTTTCAACAACCCAAACACTGTTATCTGGTGGCGTTGATGAAAATGCAGAAGAAACTGTGATTGTTGTACCAGAGATAGAATCTATTGTTTTTGTTTCTAAAGTTCCATCAGATAAAATTACAGATAAAGTGCTATCACCATCAATCGTCAGATCGGTATTATTTGAATCATCAATAAGAATTTGTGTTGATGATACACCTGTTTTTATTCTTCCACCTCTTCTGACCCCTGCCCTTAAAGGATCTGCAATATTAATTACCTGTCCACATCTAACAAGAGTTCCAGCCTCTAATGTTGTTGTAAAACTAACAACTTCACTTTCATTAGATTGTGTGTATAAAAACCATTTTCCCAGACGTGATGCCTGACCCCTTGATGTTGTAGCAAAACCTCTAAGATTTTTTGTTACTACCCCATATTTTGCCTGTAATGCAGTATCTTCAACAGTCTCATATTCAATCTGTTGTGTATCATTGTCAAAATAAGCAACATTTACAACAGTAAATTTTGTTGTTTTTGCTGAGTTTGTATAAGAAAAACCTCCATCAGTAACGTTGGATAAATTAAATAAATAACTCGGATCTGTTGGTCTATCTTGAGTAATTGATATTGTGCCAGCCGAATAAAATGGCATGACACGCATTACAGAACACAAATCATTAATGAGATTATAGGCCTGTTTTTGATTTTGTATAACTACGTTACAGCTAAATCTTGGTTCTGTTCCTCCAAATCCATCATCTACTTGTGTTGCACTATAAACAGAAGCTGAGTAAAAACTGAAAACATCTAATTGTGTTGTGTCTATCTGATCACCAAAACCTTTTGATGTAGTTAATAAATCATATAAAATCCATGCTGGATCATTTGTCCATGCTTTGTCAGTTTGGAATGTGCCATTAAAAGTACCAGAATACGATAGTGAACCATCAGTTCTAACTGTTGCATTATGTGGAATCTTAATTTTTGTTCCACGAACCCTATACATTCTTCTTGGCTGACTTGGGAAAGATTCAGCATCAAACCTCAAAGCAACGTGTGCAGAATTAGCATAGTTTTTTGTGTCAAAAATTTGTTCTGTAAAAGATGACCATGACATTGAGTTTTGTAAAGTAGTTTCTGTACTGTCATCAGTAAGTCTGTTTACTCTTATCGTCACAGGAAAAGAAGTACCAGATGAAAAAGTTATCTTATAATCTCTAAAATATGTGCTGGCAGTTCTTCCTTTTACAGTATCACTAATCACTGTTGTAGTTGTGCCATCATTTTCTATTGTTTGAATAGTTAATGAAACCTCTGCACCATTAATATCACCATCATCTTCAAATTTCTGTAAAGCTGGAAAACCTAAAGTGACCCTAACAGCATCAACATTTGTATCTGTGATTGACCTACTAACAGGAGTATCTTTTGTAACAACAACACCCACTGCTGTTTCAGATTCACTAGCTGTAATACCTTCTATTGCTGTCTGATCTGATGTGCCAAATCTAGGCTGAAAGGTAATATTTTGAAAGTTAAAATCTTCATCACTTGGGTTTGTATTACTCGCAGATTGTTGTAATACTTGTACACCATTAAGAAATACATCTTTCAGACTTCCTGTGTTATATTCTGTTGATCCCTGACTACCAGTAGCACTTGGAAAACCCTCTATAATGCCTTCACCTAATAATTCCACTAATGTTTGAAATTGTTTTGAAGCTAAAACGTCTTTTGGTAAATTTGGATCTTTTAATGCAACAGCTTCTAGTATTGTTTTGAAATCAAACATCAATTTGTACCCTCTACTTGAACTGTATCAATACCAGAACTGATAACCACTGATCCTGTAAACACCTGTCCATATATAATCGGAACGCAAACACCACTAATACTAACGTTTTGTATACCTGAAAATGAATATGAATTAGCAGCTTGTGGGTCAAGTGAACCATCAGCTTCTGAAGCTCCAATAGATGCTGGATTTTCAAAAGGTGCTGGGGTCGGAGCTATCAAAGAAGTAACGCCATCTATTACTAAATTTGTTGCAACAGCAGTAGCAATATTTCCAACAACAGGAATAGCTGAAACTGCCCCAGCTACAGCACCAACACCAGCAGCTACAGCACCAACACCAGAAACTACAGCACTTCCCACAGTAGCAGCAGTTGTGATTGCAGCCCCAGCCACCGCAGAAACAGCACCAACCGCAGCAGTGGCAGCAGAACCAATACCACCGACAACGGCAGCTACAGCAGGGAGTGATCCTGTTGCAATAGGTATGATCTGAATATCACCTCTTCCACTCATAGATAAAAAATCCAAAGAGACATCTATATTGTTCATTTTTACCTTGTAATATTGTTGACTCATATGTGCTTCAACCTCTGGAAAATTACACATTAAAAAACGAATCGCCTGTGCTGGACTTGATACAGCTGCTTCAAAATATGATGAACCAAGAAATTTTCTTAATCTTCCATATACTTTTATCGTTTTAAGCTGCATACCTGTAAACCCCTTTAAGTGCTTGCTGATAACCTAAATCAAAAGGCTCTCGGCAACTTAATCTTCTTATATTATGGTTCAAAATCATATTATCACCAATATAAACTGCAACATGATCTAAATTACCTGTAGTTGATTGAAATAGTAAAACATCACCAACTTGTATATCATCATCTGTAGGTTGTTTTTTAAATCCTGTAATCGGTAAGCCTTTTTCAAATAATGGATTTTCTATGAAATCTTTTATCTTTTTTGGTCTATCCCAAATTTTTAAATCAATATTTTTTGTTTCTTTATACCAATCATGGATAATTGACCAGCAATCATATACACCCCAAATAAAACTCCTTCCAATAAGTGATGGTGCTTTCCAACCAGTAGGTTCAAAAGAACACCACTCTTTCATTCTTACACTATAGATATGTGATGGTAAATCTAAATACTCACAACTTGCTTTATCATTATCAGATGGTTGTGGTGGTTCATAAGGGTGTGAATGTACTATACCAATAATTTCTCCTGTATCTTCACATTCTGCCCAATCATCAGGGTCAATAATAAAATATTCAAATCCAGACTCCGCAATATTTTTACAAGGCCAATAAGTTTCTTTCCCTTTAATTATTGCTAACAAACCACATGATTCTTGTGGCATACATTCTTCAGCATGTTTTGCAGCGTCAGTTTTCCAAGTCATTGTTAGATAAATGAACCGACAGAGGGAAAATCTTTTTTTGTTACCTGACGTTTTGGTGCACGAATACCTTGTAAATCTAAAGCTGATACAAGTTCAAATTGTACGATTTCCCTAGTTTCGATAATTTTTCTATCAACAAAATATATTTCTTGTGGCAGTTCTGCTGTACTATCTGGTGTGCCAAATGGATTTTGATTTGAAGGAAAATTTG